ATGATGGGTGCAGGTATTGGTGGTCTTGGTGGATTATTAGGAGGGTTATTATAATGGAAAAATATATACAAGAAGTTAAACACTATTGGAAAGATCACAAAAAAGTTTTGATTATAGTTAGTATTATTTTAGCTATTGCTATTATATTATAGGAAAAAAATGAGTTTATTAAAAGTAGATATTCTTTTGGATTGGTTTTATTCTAAAAACAATTATAAATTTGATGAGTTTGATATTGATTGGAAAACATTTAATAAACAAATTGATATAATACATGCTAAAGTAAAAGATGTTCACTATCCATACTCTAGATATAATGTAGTTGGTAACAAAGTAAAAACTATTTCAAAAATTAATAATGACGAATCATATACTATGAACTCTGTATTTACAAGTGGTAATCGTGTAGATGATATTGAATTTTGGTTATATAATATAATAACGAGATTCAATGAATCTGATTTTGGTATAACTAAAATAGACAAACAAAAAAGAACATTTACAGATAAACAGAAGTCATCTAATTTTACTGGTAAATGTGAAGAATGTGATAAAGATATTACTCTTTCTGAATCAAGAGCAGACCACATTCTACCCCATTCGAGAGGTGGTAAAACAAATACTGATAATTTACAATTATTGTGTAATGATTGTAATACAGATAAATCATCAGGTGTTACTTCTGAGGATTTAATTAAAGTGTTAACTAATTACTCAGGTAGAATTGATGCTGACAAAGTAAAAAAACTTACGGAGGTATTAAATAGTTAATGAACCTAAATAATTTTATAGATACAAAAGATGTAGATAAAGAATACGGATATAACATTCTTGTTTATCCAAACATAACTTATCAGAAAGATTTGGAAAAAGATTCTTATGTTGTTGTTCTATGTAACATCATAAAAGAATTAAATAAAATAAGAGATGATATTTATTGGACTATAATATCACCAAGACAAATTGATAGTTTAGATTTTGACAATACAGAACAAATCATATTACCTCTTCCATCATATCCAAATGCTATGAGAACTCATTTTGATTTTAAAACAATCATAAGAGAAATAGATTGGAAGAAAAAACATTATGATATTGTATACACACATTTACCAGAACATGCTTTACAATTAAAAAATCTTTTATACAACAACACGAACATCAATCCTTCATTCATCGGTTATACTCATTGGACAGAATTTCCTGAAATAACAAATTATGAAATGACAATGATGGATGTTAATCTACTTGGTATATTAGAAATGGAAAGATGTGGTATCAATACTCAAGGACAGAAAAATCTTATTATAAAAAATGCTAAAACACATTTCAATAATGTTGTTGTAAATAAATTAGATGAGATTTTAAAACCACAATATCTTGGTTGGGAGATTCCAAAGTATGATAAACAATCATCAGATAAAAAAATAATTGTTTATAATCACAGACCACACACTTATAAAAATTGGCCGTGGGTTTTAAAACAGATGGATAAACTTTGGGAACAACGACAAGACTTTGAGTTATGGGTGCCACTAGCAGATACTCCTGAGAGGGAGTATATGACAAACGATAAGTATGATAGGGTTGGATATTTTTCTAAACTATCAAGTTGTTATGTTGGTATATGTGCTAAACAGAAATATGGTGGATGGGCTATATCGGCAACTGATGGTATGAGTGTTGGAGTTCCTTATATGTTTTCCGATGATGATTATTATCACGAGTTAGCTGGTGATGCTGGAATATATTATGATGAAGATGCGTTTGTTGATAAGTTAGATAACTTATTAGATATACCAGATGTTAGAGATGAGTGGAGTGTTAAATCATTGGAAAGGTTCAATCAAGGTAAATGGGAAACAGCTATTAATCAATTCAATGATATGTTGAATGATACGATAAATAACTTACCAACAATAGGTGAAACAGATTCTTATAAAAGAATATTAGATTTTATTCATAAAAAGAAATCTGTTTCTAAAGCAGATATTTTAGATTATTTAAATTGGGGTGTGAGAATATCTTTCACATCTTATAGAAATAGATTAAGAAAAGAAAAGACAATTAAATTTACAAAAGATAGGTATGAGGTAAAATGAAAAAACTAACAGCAGAACAAATACAAATGAATTGGGAAACACTAATAGATGTTATTAACAAACACATTGGTGATGATAGAAAAGAAAACCTTATGAAGTTTTACGATGACTTCAAAGATAGAATGATGTTTGCACCAGCTAGTGGTAAGGCAGCATTTCACAATGCGATGCCTGGTGGATATGTAGAACACATTCTTCATATTGTAAGTCACTCACTTGAGATAAAACAATTGTGGGAGAAGAACGGAGCAGAGATTAACTTCACGGATGAGGAGTTAGTCTTTGCTGCTTTACATCACGACTTAGGTAAGGTTGGTGATTTGGAACACGACTATTACATTCCACAAGATTCAGATTGGCATAGAAAGAATCAAGGTTCAATCTATAAACACAATCCACAACTTCAGTATATGAAAGTACCTGATAGAGGATTATGGTTACTTCAACATTATGGAGTTAAGGTTACTGAGAAGGAATATCTTGGAATTAAACTAACAGATGGATTATACGATGATGCAAATAAATCTTATTTGATGTCATACAATCCTGATTTTAATCTTCGTTCCAATATGGCTTACATTCTTCATCAAGCTGATATGATGGCAACTCACATTGAATTTGACCAATGGAAACGTGGTGAAGAATCAGGTGAAGTAATGAATACAAAAGTTCCAAAAACAAAAGACGAACAAAAACAAGTAGACAATCTCAAAAATAAATTTGATGAATTGTTTAATTAGGGGATAATATGTGGTTAACATTTGCAATAATATTCTTTTTAATTAGTGTAGTTTCTTCTACATTATTATTTTATTCATTAAGAAGAATAACACAATACGAGGAATTTATTTTACAAATTCAACAAGTAATTAAATTCTCAACAGACAAAATGAAGCTTGTAGATTCAAAAGGACATTATGAATCAGATGATGAAACTGGTTTTTTCTTTGAACAACTAAAACAAATTCAATTATCCTTAGATGGAATATTTGAAGAGGAGACAACTGATGCCAAAAAAGAAAACTAAAGAAGTTAATGATGTAAAAGCGGAGATTAAAAAAATAGTCAAAAAGAAAAAGCGTAAAGTATATTTCGGACAAGAAGTTCAAGATGCAGTTGTTGAATATAATTCATCAAGTGATGACAATGAGAGAAATATAATTTACGGTACCAGAATACACGCTGCGTTTGATAAACTTGCTGAAAATATAATCAATACATTTAAATTTACTTATTTTGATTATGGATTTGAAGATATAAAACACGAAGTGGTTGCTTTTATGGTAGTTAATATGCACAAATATGACCATACAAAAGGTTCAAAAGCATTTAGTTATTTTTCAGTAGTTGCTAAAAACTATTTGATTCTTCACAATAATAACAATTATAAAAAAATGAAAACTCACGATAAGATGGATGTTTTGGATAGACATAGAAGTATTGATGTAAATAGAGAATCGGATATACAAACATTAACGAATGAAATTATAGAATACTTTGATTCAAATATGAATAGTATATTTAAAAAAGATAGAGATTTGAGAATTGGATATGCGATTATTGATTTAATGAAACAGAGAGAAGATATAGAAAACTTTAATAAAAAGGCTATTTATATCTTAATTAGAGAAATGACTGATGTAGAAACAGCACATATTACATCGGTTGTCAATGTATTGAAAAAACACTATAAAAAACTTCAAAACATATACCATAAAGATGGTACAATAATTCACAGTCATTCTGGCTCATTCTTTTAAATACTAAACCCTCTTAAATGAGGGTTTTTTATTTCAGACAATTTCTTACAAATTTTATATTTATATATGAATAAGTCTATCTATAGGAGATGATATGTCAGACGAAAAAGAAATATTTGAAGGGAAAACTTTCCAAGATTTAACAAAAGATATTTATGAAAACACTACAAAGCGTAAAGTTCAAATAGATTTGTTAATATCAGAAATACATGGATTCATAACAACCATTGATGATGTGGTAATGGTAGCTCCTATTATAAAAGAGTATATGGATACTGCTGTTCGTAATGATGAACACTTGGTAAAACTTGCTGGTGTATTACAAAGAATTATTTCTAAATCACAAGGTGATTCTGATGAATCAATGTTATTATCAGATTCAGAAAAAGAAGAATTAATGTCAACACTTCAAGATACAGTTGATGATTTAAACAACGAACAAGTCAGACTTGAAGGTATAAAAAATAAAACAATAAACCCAAATATTACGGAGAGTTAAATGGGTTCAACATTTACAACATTCTCAGGACAAAAAGTAAAAGGATTTGCAGGTAAAGAATATTCTGTACCTGTGTATCTACAATTTGTTCCTGGATATTGTATGGATGCTGTTCATTCAAAAGAGTCGTTGGGTTATAAAGGCCCTACTTCAATAAATACTATTTATGCTGTATCACATGTCCCAAATACAACTGGAAAAAGAAGACAACAATCTTTTAGTGAAGATAATAGATATTTTCCCCTTTTAAGAAATCACGGAGATATTCCAACAAAAGGTGATCCAGTATTACTTTGTACTATTGGAAAAATAAATTATTATTTAGGACCGATTAATACAATCAACAATAGTCCAACTTGGAATGATGATTTAAATTATAAAAAAGAATTAACAATACAAAATAAAGATATTTTACAAAATACACAAAGAGGTGAACGTGGTGAAAGTTTAAATTTTAACAAAGAGGCTTTATATAGTAGATTACAAAAAATTAGAAATGAAGATTTGGATTATGGAACATCTATTAATGAAGTTACTGGTGATTATCTAATTGAGGGTAGGCATGGTAATAGTATTCGTGTTGGTAGTAGGAGTAACAACCCATACATTTTTATATCGAATGAACGAGGTAGAGGAAATTATTCTGAAACTTTAGGTGATGGTAGTTTAATAACTATAACTTCAAATGGAACATTAGCACAACACTTTGAAAGTTATATTGATGGAGATGGTGATGGTGAACAAAAATTTGGATTCCAATTATCATCAGATGGTGTTGAAAACAACACTTATCCAATTGGTAATATCCAATCAGATTTAAATAATGGTGCTGATATTCAAGATACAATTTATGGATGGAATAAAAATCAAATGTTATTACATTCAGATAGAATAACTTTAAATTCAAAACTTGATGATATTTTTGTATCATCAATAAAAGATATTTATATTGGTAGTGGTAGACATTTATCCTTAACTTCACCAACAAGTTTAAACATTATATCAGAAAATGTAAATATTGGTAATAAAAATAAAGCTACTATGGAGTCAATGGTATTGGGTGAAGCTTTAAAAGAGGTATTGAATGATATAGTTAGTTTAATACCATCAATAACTATAACAACTCAGTTAGGGCCACAATCACCAATGCCAACTATACAAGCAGATATACAAAAAATTACAAGTAAGATAGAAAATATTACAAGTACAAAACATAAAATAGAACAAGGATAGTTATGAAAACGAAAACAACAAGAAAAACAATTAGACAAATAGTAAGAGAAGAAGTTGCTATGGCAATTCAAGAAGTAATAACTGAATTGAAACAGCCAACTCAATCTCAACCTAAAAAAATAGTTGAGAAAAAATCATTTACATCTAATTCGGTATTGAATGATGTATTAAATGAAACAGCTAGTGATGGTGAATGGAAAACATTAGGTGGTAGTGAGTTTACAACTGATAGAATGAATGAATTGGTTGGTGGACAATATGGTGATATGATGAAGAATACACCACAACAAGTTCCATCAAGTGACCCAATGAGTCAATTCTTAAATAAAGATTATAGTGAAGTGTTAAAGAAAAGTGAAGAAAAATCTAAAATGAAACATGGAAGATAATAATGGGATTAAAACAAGATTTAATTGATGCTAAAGTAAAAGCAGCTGAAGATACAGGTATTACAAAACCACTTGATACTTCGAATGGTTCTTTTATTGAACGTGAAGCTGAATATACTAAAGAAGCAATTGTTAGATTCTTAACAGAAGCTGAATTTAGAATTACTCAATTAAATGCTCCTGTTGTTGTAGAAAAATTTAAAATACCAGAACAATTGGTAAATGTTGAATTGGATACTATGTTAGGTGAATATGGACCAATTCTAAAAACATTAAAAAAAATAGGAGACCCACTTGGTTTAGGCTCACTAATAGATTCGTTAGAAGGTGAAATAGAAAAAGCTGTGACTCCCCTATTAAAAGGTGGTTCAATTTTACCACCAATGGATTTAGGTAAAGATGATGGTGGATTGGAATCAACTGGTTTTGTATTTATTGGAGAACCACCTGATTCTGATGAAGATTTTGATGTTGAAGATGAAGATGGTCAAAGAGAGTTTACAACTGTAAAATTAATTAGAGAAGATATTGAGGATTTATTATAATGGCTATTAAAGATACATCAAGAAAACCTTATATTCAAGACAATAATACTAATGTTAAAATTGGTATTGATTTACCAATTCGTAGAGGTGATGGGTTAGATGGATTTTTTGCATCAACTTCAACAACTATTGAAGCTGTAAAAAACAATATAAGAAATTTATTACAAACCAATGAAGGTGAAAGATTTTTTCAACCAAACTTGGGTTTAAATTTAAGAACATTATTGTTTGAACATATTACAAATGAAAATTTAATTGGTGTTCAAAATGCTATAATGGATAAGTTTGAATTTTGGTTACCTTTTGTTGAGGTAAGAAATATTGAGGTTTTAAGTAATGATGACGATTCGAGTATAGGTATGAATGAAATTAGAGTAAAAATATTATTTAACATTAAACAAGACCCAAACACTTTAGATTCTGTAACTTTAGATTTTAATAGTGAAATATTAGAGGGAGATAGATAATGCCAACATATGGTAAAAACAATTTTAAAGAATCAAATGTAAACTATTTAAATAAAGATTTTAGTGCATTAAAAACATCGTTGATGAATTATGCAAAATCTTATTTTCCAGATACATATCGTGATTTCAATGAGACATCACCTGGTATGATGTTATTAGAAATGAACGCTTATGTTGGTGATGTGTTGTCTTTTTATATTGATAAGCAATATCAAGAGATGTTATTACCATTAGCGGAGGAGAGAAGAAACATAATCACTATGGCTAAGATGTTTGGTTATAAAGTAAAACCAATTGTACCAGCTTATGTTGATTTAACATTTACTTCAAATGTAAATGCTTCAAGTGGTGATGTGTCTAAAGTTGATTATTCAAATGCTAGTGTATTTGATACGGGGATTGAATTAACTTCTGATTCTAATTCAGATACTATTTTTACAACATTAGAACCAATTGATTTTAGAATTACAGGTTCAAGTGATACTAATACGATTGGTTCAACAGATGGTAGTGGTTTAGCTTCAACTTATACATTATCAAGAACTGTAAGAGCTATGAGTGCAACTCAAAAAACAATTACAATTCAAGTTGGGGTACCTGAAAAATTTAAAACCATAACCATACCAGACACAAATGTTATTGATATTATTTCTTGTGTGGATTCAAATGGACAAAATTGGTATGAAGTGGATTACTTAGCACAAGATAAAGTTCCAATCACCACTCACTATACAGATGATATTAATAGGGATTCAGCTTATTCAACTGAGGATGGTAGTATTCAATCATCTACAGCTGTACCATTTTCTTTGAGCTATATCACAACAGGAAAAAGATTTACTCGTGAAACAAATTTAGATAATACAACTTCACTTGTATTTGGTAATGGTGTATTAAAAGATGGACAACTCATCGATGAGGGATTCATTGATATGGAACAAGTTGGAATTGTTATTCCTGGTCAGACAAATGATTTGAATGAATCTATTGACCCATTATTGGGTGATGAGTATTCAACATTAGGTGAAACACCAAACAACATAACTTTAACCATCACTTATAGAGTGGGTGGTGGTATAAACTCAAATGTACCAAGTGGAGATTTAACAACTGTACCAACTGGAATCACACCAGCTATTAATGGTGGTGCTACACTTGATACTGTTACAAATAATAATCCAGCTCGTGGTGGTAAGGATGAAGAGGATACAATTGAAATAAAAGAAAGAGCTAAAGCGTTTTTCACAACACAAAACAGATGTGTTACAAAAGAAGATTATGAAGCTAGAGTATTAAACATACCAAGTAAGTTTGGTAACATAGCAAAAGCATATGTTACGAGAGAAGCACCTGAAATTGCTGGTACTTCTAATTTAACTACATTAGAAAACTATTTTAATAATGTACAAGTCGGTATTCGTAATATGTCAGTCTATTTTAATAGTACTAATGTAAGAGCTCAATTGGGACAATTAATAACTGGTGATTTACCTATAGATGCTTTTATTGCAGGATTAGATGTATCATTAACCTTTCCCTCTACTTTTGGAAATATTACAACACCTGATATAAGTAATTTAGCTAGAGAATTAGAATTAGGAACAATCAACATTTATTTATTAGGATACAATAATAAAAAACAATTAGTTGGTAATTCAAATACATTAACAACTAAAACAAGTGATAATTTACCATTGACTTTAATGACAAACATAAAAAAATATTTAGAAAATTTCAAATTAATGACAGATGTCATAACACTAAATGATGGTTATATTGTTAACTTTGGTGTAATGTTTGATGTAGTTGCTGAAAAATATGCAAATAAACAAGAAGTTAAATTAAATTGTATACAGAAAATAAAAGATTATTTTAGAATTGAAAAAATGCAATTTAATCAACCAATTTATAAAAGTAATTTAGAATATGAATTAATGGGTGTAGAGGGTGTTCGTTCTATTGGACATGTAACAATTACTCAAGAAAAAGATTATTTTTATAATGATGGTGAGTTATTAAATTCACCTACTTATACATATTCACATACCGATGATACTGGAGTTGATATAAATGGAAACGGTGAGGCCAATGATCCTGGATACATTACCGCAGATGGTGGTACAACTGGATATGGGTATAAGTATGATTTCCAAGATGCTCTTTCAGATGATGGTACAATTGTATTACCACCTTTAACATCAACACCAACGGTTTTTGAATTAAAGAATCCAAACCAAAACATACAAGGGAGAGTTAGATAATGCATCATTTTATTTTTCCATCACAAGACACTTGGATTTCAAGTGGTTCATCAACAATAGATGGTGAGTCTTTCAAAGACCAAAACTTTGGAAAAGACCAAATACTTGAAGTCAAGAAAGAATTTTATAATAGTTCATTTAATTATCCAACAAGAGCATTAGTTAATTTTAGTGGAACTGAATTTACTGAGTTATCTAAATCAGTATCAGATGGAACAATACCATCAAATGCTAAATATTATTTAAGACTTTATGAGGCTGAAGGTAATGCTGAACTGAACGATACATCTTACAGATTAGCTATTCAACCAATATCACAATCTTGGAAAGAGGGTAGTGGTAAGTTTGGTGATAATCCTAAAAATACAGATGGGTGTAGTTGGGAGAATCGTACAAATCCAATTGGTGGAACTGCAACAGCTTGGGCTGATGCGGGTGTTACTGTATTAACCGTAAGTGCTTCTGCTCAAAACTTTGATAATGAATCACCTGATATAAATGTTGAAGTAACTAATATGGTGAATATGTGGTTAGAAAGTAGAGAACAAAACTATGGTATGTTGATTAGATTCAATGGAACACAAGAAACTGATTCAACTCATTTCGGACATCTAAAATTTTTCTCAAGAAATACACATACGATTTATTCACCTAAACTTGAAGTCAGATGGGATGATTCATCATTCTCTACTGGTTCATTAAATGAATTAACAATGAGTGGTTTAGCTGATAACTTTTTATATATGAAAGGTTTGAGAGAAGAATATAAAGTAGGTGAGAGAGTTAAGTTTAGAGTTGGTGCAAGAAAAAGATATATTCAAAAATCTTTTACTAACTCTGTTCAAACCGTAACTGGTTCATATATAACTAATGGTAGTGGTTCATACGCAATTAAAGATGTTGCTACTGATGAGTTCATTGTCCCATTTGAAGACTTTCAAGGAACAAGTTATACAAAACTTAGTTGCGATAGTGATTCAAATTATTTCATTCAATACTTAGATGGATTCTATCCTGATAGGGTCTATAAAATTTTATTAAAATTAAAATATGATGATGGACAAGAACAAGTGTTTGATGATGATTTTGAATTTGTAGTGAAAAGGAAATAGTTATGGGTGATTATAGTCAAGAACAAAATAATAATTTAATAGGAGAAGAAGTTCGTAACTTCGAAACCTCTGGAAACAATTTAGAAGATTTATTAGATTTAATAGCTGAGGCTTTAATACAAAGTTCATTGGTTAACACTACAACTGTTGAAGCAAATCAAAAATTTATTCTTAATGGTCAACTTCAACAAGGTTCTGGTGATGGTGTCTTAGCTCTTTTTCAAAAAGACATAAAAGCTAATCAAGAAGATTTAAACAATACTATTTTAAACAATGATGGTACACAAGAAAGTTTACAAAATATAGCTAATAGTGTACTTAATTTTAATTCTTTGATTATTTCAGTTTCAGTTGGACCTGACAATAATGGTGATCAAATTCCTGATTATCCAATATCAATAACACTTGATGGGGGTGGTTTAGATTATCCTGCTCCAATTGAAATAATTGATTTGATTTATGATAATAATAATCCATTGAATGTAAGTCAATTTATTCCATTATCACAACAACAATCTAATGTTGATATAGATAAGGCTAATGAATTTTTAGATACAAATATATTTGAACTCTTACCAACAGGTGATACGAGACAAGCTAGAATTATCAGATTCTTTCAAGAGTTAAATGCATTACTTCCACCATCGATTGATGATAGTGATTGGGATTCTGATAATGATGGTAGGGTTGATAGAGAACAGGGAACAGGTAATTGGGAAGGTGCTAACCAATATAATCAAGATAATAGTATCTCATACGCTCAAGATAATCAAGATGGAAACATCGATGAAGAAGATGCATTTATTCATAGATTAACTGGTACAGCAAATGATACAAATTCAACAAGAACTATTGAAGAAATTTATAATAGAGTTCTTCCATATTTAAGAGATATATTAGAAGAAGATACTGATTTAGAAGATGGTAGACCAGAATATAGAAATCAATCAAGTGGATATTTACAATTCAGAAATCCAAATCAGGGTATTATTATTCGTAATACAAATCAAGATTTTATTGAGGGATTAAATCCAGAAACAAAAGAATATTTAACAACTGGTTTCACCATTACAATGTGGGTAAGATTTTTAGATAAAGTATCAGAGGGTACATTGTTTAATTTTGGAAATCCAATAAGAGGTGTAAATGCAGAAGGTGATACCGCTGATGAGGATGCTTTCGGATTCAAATTAGAAACTTTTGTAATAAACAAAGATGATGAGTTTCCAACTAATTCATTTAATACCTTTGGTGACTGTGCAGATGCTTTAACAAATTATAATACTGATTTATTTGATAATTCCAATACTGCGAGATTTGTAAGATTGGTAGTAAATGACAATGGACAATTACGAGATTCTCATCTTGGTTGTAATGATAATTTTGAAAAATTAAATAACTCTATAGCAGTTTTAGGTTCAACTTTTGGTAGAGTGGATAGATTGTTAACAACAACACATATACCTGAAGATTTTAATGAATGGTATTTCATATGTGCTTCTTTTAATCCTGCTATAGAAGAAGATGATTCACACGACTCGGAAAATCAACAAGGTAACAGCACCTTAGAACAAACACCTGATTATTGGTTAAATCATATTGTTCCAACAAACGATGTAGCTGCTGAATTTAGTTATACAACTAATTCAGGTTATGGAAACAAATGTAAAGTAGAAATCATATCCAAAACAGACTTACTACGAGCTCGTGGTTTTAAGGTAGATTAAAAAATGAGTTTTGTTACAGAATCAATTTCAACAGGATTCGGTGTAGATGGTGTTACGATTGAACAAACACTATTAAATCCATATGACCCATATAGTGGAATGGATATAGACATAGATTTACCAGGTTTTCAAAACACAAATCAAGGATTTACAGGTTCAAATTATGATGGTAGAATTGAATTAGGTATGTTTTCTTTTAATGATGATAATATAGCTTCTGATAATTTTCCAAATGTATTAGGATCACCATTCATAGGTATAACTAAAGGGAATATGGTAAACAATGGTGATTGTAAATTTGTAGAAAAAGCTTATGTTAAAGATGGTGATTTTCCAGTAATTGTTAAACCTGAAGGAGAGTGGAGATTTTTATCTTTAAAAGAATTAACCAGTTCAAATGTTTGGAATTATTTCTACACAAATGGTGATGGACAAGGATTTAAAGCCTATGGTGGTAAATACTCATATGTCCCCTTATCATTAGAACAAGGAGAGGGGCCCCCCTATCTCGGTCCCTCTCAAGCTGCTGGTATGAATTATTGGGGATATGCTTCAGGTATTAATCTTTTATACGGAGAAACCGGTGAAACTGATCCAGATCAAGAAGGAGAGTTTGACGACTATGAACAAGACATCATACCACTATCTGATGTATATATACCAACAGGATCACAAGAAGAAGTTTATCAAGCACTAAATGGATCCATAGATTCATTAGCTTCTTTTAGAGATAAATTTAAAATTAAATATGATAATTCTCAAGACGTACCACAAATAGCAGCTTGGATAATAACAGATGAAGCTTATTCCAATAAAAAATGTTTATGTTTTATGAATTTCAGAATATGGGATGGTGATGAAGTTGTTAAATATACAAATCAAATATATGCACATGGGGGCTGGGCATTTAATTGGTTAGTAAAAGCACAGGCACAATCAGAAGGTATAATTAATTTAGATGGTGATATAGAATCAGAAGAAGTAAATACAGAAAATCAATACAGAGTCTTAAATCAAGTTCAAAAAATTTATGATAAATTCAATGATGAACCATTAAATCCATATAGTTCAGTAAAGATAAGATTTAAAATGAAAACCACACATGTTTTACCACCATCTAATTATATAGATGATCCACAAGAGTACTATTTTTTCCAAAATATTCCATTATATGAAGGATTAGGATATGCACCAACGGTTGAAATTGGTATTTTACAATCTCAATTTGAAGAAACACCTAAGGCTGGTGCTAAAGGGTTACCTGATTTGGGATGGAATGAATACTTTAAAGCACCTGGTAGTTTTAACTCTAAAAGATATTTCAATGGAGAAACTTTTGATGATAAATTTTATACAGAAATTGGTGGAATGAATAGATTTCAAAATTCTACAATGGATGAATGGGAAACATTTGAATTTACATACAATTTAACAAATGAACATAACAATAGGGAAAAAATATATGGAGTTCCATATGGTGGTTCATTTGATGATGAATTTAATAGTGGTTCAGTTGAAATAATGATAAATAACCGTGCGTTTGAGAATGGACTACCAAATGATGATGCTGGTGAGGGAGGTGGTGAAATATATTTTAAAGTTCCAGGTTATCAAGATAATCCTCAGGAAAAATTTTATATGATTTCTCCTGAATATACTGAATGGGATGGTACACAAAATGTAACAAAAGGTGGTAACCAAGTTTCTTTTCAACATGCAAGTCTTGAGAGTGATGGTTATATGACAGTATGGAGTAATTTGGGTGAGGGTCAAACAACTGGTTTACAATCTGATGGTACAATTATTGAAGCTTATCTAATGTATGTTGGTACGGTTAATCCAAGATTAGAAATGGATCAGGATGCTCAAGGTGATGATGATTTAGCAGATTTGGTTGTTGCGTATTGGGATGGTGAAAGATGGAGTTATGATGATAATCAAGGATACAGCACGGGTAGATATTTTACTCCAAATTCTGATTGTTTCATTATAGCTAGATTATATGCAAGTGTTACTAGTGAAGTAGATGGTATTGGTGGAATGGATAAATACATTGATAATGAAATTGAGTTTCCAACCGATGGTGTTGGCAATTTATCTTTATTCTTACAATCTGGAAATAACTTTCAAGGTAGAGTATTGATTGATGACATTGAATGTTTTGAATCATATGAGTTCACACCTGATGTTGATGTTAGGAAAAAGAAATCTGTTGGTAACTACGGTTTAGCAGATTTAACAAAATATTGGGATAAAGAATTACAACCTGAAGAATATAAAGATTCACAAGCACCATTGGAAGCACAATTTTATTTTTATCCACAATATCCAACTGATGAAGTATTTGTGGAGAGATTACCCATTTATAATGATTTTAAAAATGGTATGTTTTACATTTATGATATAGATTGGGGTGATGGAACACCAAATGAATTTACATCTAAACCTGAACAAATAGATGAGAATACAGCATTATATCATACATATGAATCTAATGGTGTGTTTGAAGTTACTGGAACAATGTTTAGAGTAAAAACAGATAGTGATGATAATATAGTAGGTGTTGCATATAATAAAAAATTTAAACTACGAATAAATATAAATGAGGGAAATGATGAAGACTTTCAATATTTTGGAAGTGATGGATATTCATTTATACCTTATAAAAATACCACACCAATAATTGGTGGTATTTCTAAACAAAGTAATTATTATAAAAAAACAAAAAGACAACTTGGATTTTTAGATAGTGAAAAAATAAACATAGAATTTAAAAATAAAAGTGATAAGTTAAAAACTGAATTGGCTCTTTTAAAAATGGAAAATCAAAGTAATTTAAATTTAGAAGTATTACCAAATTATAGGTTTGAAAGATTTGATAATCAAGGAGTTAAAATTTATAATGGTATATCACCAATCAAAGAAGAATTAGGAAAAGGAATTGGTGATTGTGATTTAACAAATATAAAATATTACAATGAACCAAAATCAATTTGGGAGATGTTTGGTTTTGATGGTGGGGATTTACAGCAAGTAGGTAATCCTAATAATGATAGATATTGGAAAAATATTATTCCTAAAGATTATTCTATATTTAATAGAGAAGGATTAAATGGTGATTTAATAGATACTTATTCAGAACAAGAATGGTTAGATAGTTCATATTATCCTGTATTACCAAAATATGGAGCTGATGGTAAATTCATTGATGGAAACTTTCCAAACAATAAAATACCATTTCCAATACAAAGTAGTATAACTGATGAAAATGAATCCGATAAAAACTTAATAATTAATATTGTTAATGAAAAAAATGATGTAGAAGTTTTTAATGATAAGAGTGGAAATAAAAATTATGGTTTTTCAATTGGGGATTTTAATCCTAAATTTGATGAAGAAACTTTAAGGGTGAAAAAAAATAAATCAAAAAGTATATTTAAAACATCTAGACCAAATGGGGCATTTTAATGGCTGAAAAGAAGATAATAGTTGATAAACCAAAAGTTGGTGATATAAGTCAATATAATTTTGATGATGGGTATTCAACCACTCCACCTAATTATAACGATTCTACAGGTTTACCTGAAAACAATGATAAATTTCAGAAAAAAGATTTATTTACTAATTGTGTGGGTGATGAACTAAATGAAAAAATAATTGAAGCAAATCTTAAATTTCAAGGTGACCCTTATATCAAAATTGACAATTTATATATTTCAAATACTGGTGTGGATGGTACTGTAAAAAGTAATCATGTCTCTGGTTGGATATTTTCTCAAGAAGCTTATGGTGGTGACCCAACAAAAGACGGATACTCCACAGTAAGAGATAAAATGAAAGATGAGTGGAAATTTTATTCAAGTGGTTTTGGTAGTCAAGGTGAGGGTTCTGATATTGGAAATATTACTAATGTTGAGGGTATTCCAATCGTATCTAACTTTGGTATAGAGGCTTCTCAAATTATATTGGGTGATTTTACAGGAAAAACTATTGATTTTAATGATGATGGTGGTTTAGATGCTTTCAAACTTGACCCGATGGAATCAGGTGAAGGTGATACCCTTCCCCCAACTCAAACAACTATATTTAATGAACAACAATACAATCCTATCTATATTGTTATTTATATGAGAGGACATAAAAAAGTAGCTTGGCCCGTAAATACAGATGAAAGAAAAAGAAGATATGATATTTTCAAAATAAGTAGTGATGATTTGTTTGAACGGGTAGGTGACAATTTTATTGGTAAGGTATATGAAACTAACTTTATTGGTGCAACAAAATCAAAAACTGGTGAAGGTGGAGGCGGAGCTACACAAGCTGCTTGGAAAGTAACTTCACTTAATTTGAGTATTAATACATCAGCTGGAGTTAAAAATAATTTTTCTGATGTTTCTAATTATAAAGAATTTATAAACCAAGTTTTACCTAAATCTAAAATAGATGAAAATATTTTTAATAGTGTTCAATGGTTAAGTTCTTTAAATCCAGCTACACAACTTGATAATAATCAAATTCCTGGAGCAAATGAAACATTAGAAAGACATATTGATTTTATACCTTTTACATCATTTGGATTTAGTCAAAACAATCAACTTGCTAATAATTATATAGATTTACAAACTTATAATAATGATTTTGATTTAATTATGAAATCATCAAGTCCATTAAATGTAACATTTAATATTGATGTAAAAGGAATTGATGGAAATAATTTAACAACTTCAGATACATTTTATTATTATTTTGTAATTGATTGGAATGATACTGAGGAAAAATTTAAAACAATAGAAAATTGGTTAGATTCAAAACCAGAAAATGCATTTGATTATTTAGAAAAACAAAATGAAAATTTATATAAGATTTATTCTACAAGAGATTCAAATACACCAAGCAATGTTTATACAACACCTGGAATTAAAAACATAAAATTTATTATGTTAAGTGTATTTGATGGTGATGGTGGAACAGATGATTCTCCAGATTTTGAAGTTGGAAGATGGAAACTTTGTACATCAAGAATTTATTTAGATATACCACCAAATCAATATCCTGATTTCTCTGATGTTGGTGGTAGTGATTACACAACACTCCCTTGGCCATTTACAACTCCAATTATTAGTGGAGTTAGTGAAAATTCAAAATACAAAAAAAGTATTCAAAATACATTAGGTGGTGGAAAAATAGGTGATTTTGATTTTATTGATGAGAGGTTTTTAGTTAATGATTTAGAAAATGATGAAATGGGAAAAAATATAGAAACTATGGATTTAGAACAATGTAGGTATTTCAATCAAAGTTATAATATGAATACATTGTTAAACATAGAACCCATTGTACAAGAAATTTTTGATACATACGAAGAGGACTTGCAACCAGTTAATTATTTTTTCAATTTTGGATATAATGACCCCGACCTTATAGATTATTATGGACAAGAATATCTTATATCAGCTGAGTATTTAGCCACTTTACCATTTCCACAATATTTAGAAGAATTTGACATCGATGGAGATGGTGAGTTAAGTCCAGTAGATGCATCAAGATGGAATAGAGTAGATACACTTGCATTTAGACCTGATATAGCAGCTTTAATCGGAGCACTCTCCGTTGGTAATAATCCCCCAACTGAATATACTTATCCTGATTATGTTTTTAATTGGAGTAATATAAATGATATACCAAGTGCTCTTATTCCTGAAGGTGCATCTATAGAATCATTTAAACCATATAATTACATAAATGATAATGAATCAATATATTGGGATGGAGAAACAAATAAATTTTCAGAGGAAAGTTCAGTCGGACAGATATTTATAGGTGATAACTCAGATTTAGATTTAAAACAAAGTTGTAAGTTAGAACTAAATACTGGTGAGTTAACTGGTAAATCTATTTTGGATACAAGTGGTAATTCAAATAAAGGATTATTAATCGGTGACTATAAAGTCAAAAAAGTTAAAAAAGGCCAATTTATGAGAAGAGATTCATTTATAAAAGTTCCTAAAAAAGTTAGTAATAAAAACGGAGCATTGTAATGCCAGATTTTGAATTTGAATTTAATCAACAAGATAAAGATTTAGTTTTAAACCAAACTGATGGCACATTTGGTGGAGACTCTATGGATAATAGAGATTATATTCGCTTAACCATTTATCCATCAGAAGCTATTAACAACATTGTTACACTTCCAGGTACTGATAAACAAGCAATATTTTATTCTTCTTTACATTACACTTCATTTGATATTAATATATCTCCTTTTGGTATTGGTACAGATGTTTTTAATACTTATCCAATTGGTGGAGATATTAATAATGGTAAAGGTGGTGACTTTAAAATATATAGAACTCTTGATTCAGATGGAAATCCATTACCTAATAGTGATATATATATAAAACCAAATGAAATATTTAATGATTTTGAATTACCTCAAGGTGATTACAAAATACAAATTGATTTTTTAAATCAACTTAGACCTTCTGATTTATCTACACATTATAAGTTTATTATAAAACAAATATCAACTTCAAGAAAAGAAGTTCGTTTAAAAATACTTGATGAACCTATATTAAATGATTCAAATGTTATCACTAATTTAACAAATGAATTAAATCAAAATACTGACAACTATCAATTCAAACATGTATTAAATATTGGAACTGGTGACCACAACCCAATAATGAATTATCAATTTGATGCAGTAACTGATGGTAAAGATAATCAATCAATCATTTTAAAACTCTATGAACCATTACCAACTAATGTTGGAAACTTATCAATGGTTACTATTGAGAGGGAAGTTTTAACAACACAAATTCAAGACATATTTTATTTCTCTGATGTACCCGATGTTTTCTTCGGTGATGGGTTAAATTCACAACCACAATCAGATTGGATAAATCCTGATGGTAGTGATTTAGGATTTCAAAGTTTAGATGAAATAGCTATATCTTCATCTATTGGTGATATTGAAGTTGACTCCTTAATATCATCAAGTGACTATGGTTATCCAAATTTAAATACAGACTTTAATGAATTTAAAAATCATACACATTTTGGTTCGGCTAAAAAGAAACTACAAAACTTTAAAACAAAAGTTGAAACCATTCAAGGATATTATTCTGATATATCAAGTTCATTATCAAGTGATGGGGTAGCTATTAGTGGTGACTCAACTTTTTTAGTTCAAAAAAGAAAAAATTTATTTGATAAAATTAATCAAGAAATTAAAACATTTACACCTTATGAGAAATTTCTATACTACGATGCTCAAAGTGAATCAACAGCATCAGCTCCATCTTTAAAAAATTATGCACCCTCAACTCCAGTAGGACCAAAACATGATGGTATTGAATTAAATCAATATGATGGATTCAATGTTGTATATCAAAGAACAAATGATACAGCAAGTATAAGTGCAGCTGGAATCACTCCGGGTTCACAACAATGGGTTGCTTTAACTCAAGATTTATATGATGTTCAAAGTAAACCATTTTTTAATTATAGTAGTTCAGTTTATTTGTCTTTTGTAATGAAAGGTGATGAAACTATAGATTATTCTATGGGAGCTACAAAAGAATTACAATGGGATCAGTTTGGAATGACAACTACTGGAAATGGACTTGGTGTACCATTACCAAAAAGTTCTCAATTTAGAGAAAGACTTTTACAACCATCAATTACAGGAAGTGAATATAAAAGATTTATTTATCATTCTTCAATGTCATATTGGATACCAAAAGAAAATATAGATTTTGCGGATATACCAACAAATGGAGGTGGAGAAACACTTGATGATAGCTCTATAACTCTTTTACATGGAAGTGTTAAAGCAGGTTCTTATCAAGTTAAAGACTCTACTGGTAAATATCCAACAACTGTTGTAACTCAAAGTGGAGCTCCATTTAAAGGTTCTTGTATGCCGGCTGGTGAATTATTTAGAATTTATTTTAGAGGAGATTTGGGTGGAATAACATCATCATTTATGACTGATGTAAGAGTAACATTAAAAGACCCAAGAGATGTTTTACCATTTGATAATGTGTTTAAAACAACTTCTAATGAATGGACTACTTGGTATAACAATGCTTTAACACAAGCAGAAAACTTTGATACCAATAACATTCATTCATTTGAAAACAATTTACCTCTTTACATTCAAGAAAGTTCTGATTATGATGAAATGAAAGATTTTCTTGCATTACAAGGTGAACAATATGATTTAATTAGAAACCATATCGATTCGGTAGGAACAATCCATAACAGAGGATATAAAAAAACAAATTCACCACCTGATAACACATTACCAATGTTGTTATCTAATATGGGTTGGCAAGCTATAAATCCATTTGAAGGTAATTTAACAGAAACATTGGGAAGTTATTTAAGTGGTGTTACTTCAATTGATGATATTAAAAATAATACTTGGAGAAAAACTCTAAACAATTTATTATACATTTATAAATCAAAAGGAACAAAAAATTCAGTAAGAGCATTATTGAACACATATGGTTATCCACCTGATGTTTTAAATTTTCAAGAATTTGGTGGAGCAGTTGAATCATCTAATAATGGTGGTGACAATCCATTAAATAATGATAATGTACCTACTAGTGGTAATATTGATACTGATTTAAATTTATCTACTGGAAGTTTTAATTTTACTACTCAAAAAAGAAAATTATACAATTATAGAATTGGTGGAAACTTTCAAAAAGTTATCCACACAGAACACTATAGAAATAATGCACCGATAAATACTATTGAATTTGTCTATAAACATGTAAAATCTACAAAAGACCAACAAATTGTTACGAAAGCTGCTCATGCGACTCTTGATACTGAATTATTTGATTTAAGATTAATACCAAGTTCGGATGGTGCTAGTTCATCATTTGAATTTAGATTAAATAATTCAAACACAGGATCTTTCGAAATTGCTGACAATGCTGTTTCAATGTCAACTAATTTTTTAAATATGAACGATGGACAATTATGGAATGTGATGTTACAAAGAATGACATCAAGTATAAGTGGTAGTGGAATTAATGAATATAGATTACATACAGCTTTACAAGATGGTAGTTCTATAAAAACATATGGTTATGTTACAATGTCTGTTAGTGGTGGATTAACAGCTGATAGTAATTTTTATGCAAACCAAAATTGGCCTGGTACAGGTTCTTTTGTATCAATTGCAACTATTGGTAACTTAAATTTTGGTGGTAGATTTAATCCAGAGGTTGCGTCTACAAATCCTGAAATGACAGGTTCCCTAGCAGAAATCAGAGGTTGGTCAACAGTATTAAGTGCATCTAAATTTAGACAACATACATTGAATAAATTTTCTATTGTTGGTAATACAATATTATCACATTGTAAAGAATTAGTATATCATTATAAATTAAATGAAAATTACGGACAACAAACTGATACTGAATCAGGAAGTGGTGCAGTTCATTCAATATCATCATCAACTCAAAATATGACAATAGTTGATTCAGCACACGAATTTGGAAACTATAATTTATCTAAACAAGCTCATATATTTTTAACAAGTTCTGTTTATGGTTTTGATATTATTGATATTATTCAACCAACTCTACAAGATAATATCAGTTTACAAAATGATAATAATATTATAATAAATCCAAATAATACAATAGTCGGTAATTTAAATCCAAATCAAAGTGCCGTGTTACCACTAACAGATAAATCAAGTGGAAAACCAATATTAAACATATCACCTAAATTAGAATTATATCGTTCACCTCAAAATTTTGTTAATGATTTTATAATAGATAAAATTGGTGGATTTAACTTAGAAAATAAATATGGAAATCCATTAAATTTTTACTCTCAATCATACGATGAATTTGACACATTTAGAAAAGAATTTTTCGATTGTTATGATATTAAAATAGATGTTAACAAATTCGTAAGGTCTCACCAGTCAATGTTTAATCATTCATTAAGTGAGGGTTTAAAACAAGTAGTACCAGCTCGTTCAACATTTAGTGATAAAAATTCAAACTTTGGTGTAGAGATAAAACCAACTATTTTAGAAAAACAAAAATATGAACACCATGACTATTCAATTGAAACGAATCCAAATACTGGTATTGGTACTATTGATGTTGATTCGATTACACATGTTCCTACTTCAAATTATGAGACAATAAAAGAAGGAACAATACAAGGGGCTCCGACATCTGTTGGTTCTTATGAAGTACCTTATACTGATACTATAAGTTTAGGTAATTCTTATGTTACAAGTAGTGGGTATTTAAAAGATGCACCTACTAAAAATCATAATCAAGTACCATTTTTACAACCAGGTGGTTATGTAACTACAATTGAAAATCCATATAGTGCTTCAATATCACCATTACCAACTTATGGGGGTTCAACTGTTGTTCTTTCTAAAGATGGAACTATTGATTATGCTTCAAGAGTAAATGAATCTTATAAAAGTGTACATAAAGATTGGGGGAGAACTAATAATGATGTCCAACATATAAATTTTGCAGCTCCAACTGCTTCAGATGGTACTTTTAATACATATCATATAGATACGAGAGTTGTTTTTCACGCTATAGGTGACCACGAACATTATTCCTCTTCAGCTCAATCTGGTGGTCAAGATAATTTTTCAAATAGTGGTAGATTTCATAATAGATTAATAATAGATACAGATTTTCATGCAGATGTAACCTATGATAGTAAAAACTTTGGATTAGGTACAGGAATTGTAACTGGAAGAATGATGGGTAAAACAAGATATTTTTCTACTGGTTCTGATGGAAATATTATACTACCATCAAATCATATTGCTAAATTTAGTTATCCATTTAAAGAAAGAATGGTTGATGGAACACAAAATTTAAATCCAGGTACATTAGATGTTCAACACGAAGATTATTCAACATCTTCATTTTATAGAGTTAAAGTAACTGGTGGTGAAACTTCAATATATGTTAAAGGAACAAGTAATCCATCAAAGGATGATAATGATAATATCATCTATTAATTTAAATTTGAGTATTTTTTCATTTTATTTATATTTATATATGAATTAAAGTATTTCGAAATTTAGGAGATAAAAAATGGGATATTTAGATAATTCATCAATTACGGTTGATGCAGTCTTAACAAAAAAAGGTAGAGAAATTTTAAAAGATGGTGGTAATTTAAATATCACATCATTCACATTATCAGACACTGGAGTAGATTATTCTTTATGGAATCCAAGTCACCCAAGTGGTTCATCACATTATGGTGAGGCTATTGAAAACTTACCAATGTTAGAAGCTAGTGTTCATGCAGAATACAATTTAAGAAATAGACTAATAAGTTTAAATCAAAATACAGTTGCTATTCCTGCTTTAGTATTAGGAAATTTAGATTCGGCTGGAGGAACAATAAAAACTTTTAACGAAGGTGGTGAAGGTACTGGTAATATATCTATAAAATTAGTAGGTTATACACCAGCTGGTAATGTAACTGGTTTTCAATATTACTTTGTTATTCAAGACCCAACACTTATCTCTACAAATGCTTCAAGTATGGGTGGAGTAAGTGGAACAAGTAGACAATTTTTACAAGAACAAGATATTCCATCCGCTCAACAATATGGATTTAATGGTGGGGGTTTTACAATAACTCCAATTCAACAAGATGTTGTTGGTAGACAAACAAATGTTTATGTAGTTCATAGAGAAACTGGTGCTTACAATTCATTTACTGTAATAAACAACATTACTAAAAACCAAAGACAAATATTAGAAACAGGTGGTATTGGTTCTACCAATTAATAATTAGGAGATAAATAAATGGCAATCGCAGGCGGAAATATAACATTAGATTCAACGGAAGGAATGGATAAAATTTCTCAAACAGAGAAAGTAACTTCTCCATATTTTTCAGATGGTTCAACCACATTAGCTGCTGCTAATATAGTTTCATCATCTTTAACAGATACAAATGAAACTTACTTTTTTGGAATATCAAATTCCACAACACCAACTGTTGAAGAATTTAATGTTGCTTTCGGTAGTACACGGGGTTATGGTTCAAATGATGATGCTAACGCAATTAAAGCTCCAACGGATGCTATTTATAAACAATATGCTAATTTACTTCTGGCTCCTACAGAGGTAACTGGTGGATTTTTTATCTCATCTCCTGGTTCAGGTGGTGCTATAACAACTGGTAAAGACACGGAAATATTTGTTCTTTCTGCAAGACGCTCTAATATGAAAGATAGAATTAATAAAGGAACTTGGACTATCGCTCTTAGTGGTTCTAATACAGCTGGAACTGCAGGTGCTACACTACTTGAATTAACAGATGACAGTGTAAATAGTAATCCAACTGCTACTCCGGCTGGTGATAGATATAATATCGTGAGTGGTTCTGCTGGAACTGTTGTAACAGGTCATGAAGCTACTGTGAAAAATTATGGTTTCTTTTATCCTGATATGGGAATTATGGTATTAAGTCAACAAGAATTATCTGCTTCAATACCTGGTAAGGGTGCTGATATTAATGATCCAGTTGTTTTTGATGAAGCTACACATAAAGGATTTTCAACTGGTACAGGTGTAGATGCAAATAAAAAATTCGCACTTAGATTTATAAATTGTTTACAACCAACTGGTGCTAAACTTACATTCAGAGATGAAGAAGACCAAGTAAGTGCTCAATATTTTTGTAGAGTTAGAAGTGGACAAATGAACTTCTCAAACAACCCAACATATGTTTCTGGTTCATTAAATGAATTAAGACAAAAAACTATGAAAGGTAATCCATCAACATTTATCTCATCAGTTCAATTATATAATAATGCTGGTGACATAGTTGCAGTTGGTAATCTTTCAACACCATTAAAGAAAAACTTTAGTTCAGAAGCTACTATAAAAGTTAAACTAACTTATTAAGATGGGTTACTATGCATGTATTCGGAGAGATTGATAAATCATCAACCACAATTGAAAGTAATGTAGTAAATTACACTCATAACTTATCAGCATCTTCTGCTGGTATTCAAACGATAAAAATAGTTTCTGCTTCATCTAATACTAATTATTGGGACTCTCTAAATGTTATGTTTTATACAAGTGGTTCTTCTGTTTATGGTAATGAACACAAGTTTGGAAGACCCTCAAGTAATCTATCAATACAACCAACCACTGGTGAACAATTTTTAACAAAATATCATGGATATTCAAATAGTTCTTTAATATCTATACCATCTAAATATTATGGTGAAAAAATAAAAGAGGGTTCATTTACATTTACAGACTTAAACAATCCTGATAATGCTGGTATTAATCCAATAATAAGAGATGATGGTTTTGGTAATTTATATTCAACAAATGCTAATTCTAATTTTGGAACATTAACAGCATCTTCAGCTGGTACAAATAATTCCATATCATCATCTGAAAATTATGTTGGTAATATATTTTATGATAAAGGTTTAGTAGTAATTGCAGAAACAGGTTCTTGGAGTGGTAGTGTGAAGTATTCAGATTTAGGTACAAATTATAGTTTAAAATTTGATTCGGTTAATACGATAAATACTCATGAATATAATGTTACATTATTACCTCAAGATTTTAATCTAACAACTAATTATTCAATTAGAAATGTATTAACAACAGATACAGAACCATTAAAATTATCAACACCATTTATAGGTGCTATGTTTACAAGTAGTAATTGGCAACCATATATTACTAAAATTAAATTATATCAAAATGGTGATTATGATACACCTGTAATTGAAGCTGCTTTACCAAAACCAATTAAAAAAAGTGATAAGATAAATATGAGATTTAAAATAAGATTAGACATTTAGGAGACAAATGGTTATATTAGGATTAGATGCATCGACAACTTGTGTCGGATATGCATTCACAGAAGATAAGAAGATTCTCGATATGGGATTCATCGACATCAAAAAAGAAAAAACACCAAAAGATAAAGTACAGAAAGTTCTTGAATTTCTCAATAATATTTCGTATATTGATAATGTTGAAAATATTAACATTGAAGACAATCTATCAGGTTTTGCTGGTGGAAGAACTTCACAACAAGTTATTATCAAATTAGCTAAGTTTAATGCTATACTATGTTTTATGTTGGAGAATTTTGAATTTAAAGTCAATAGCATAAATCCAATGACTGCTAGAAAAAATGTGTTTGGAAAAGCTAGAGTCAAAGGTAAAAAAGCAAAACAATTTGTTCAAGAAGAAGTAGAAAAAATGTACAATACCAAGAAATGGTGTAAAGAAACTACACGAGGTAATTGGGATAAGAGGAATATAGATATGTACGATGGTTTGGTTATGTCACTTTTCGAAAAAAAAGCTTGACTTTAATACTAAATTCTTCGTATATTGTATAGATGTATAAATACGAATTAGTCACATTGTTAGAAAAAGTATTGATGAAGAGTTACCAAATGAAAAATGGTGAACATGCTTTTCATTGTCCTTTTTGTAATCATCATAAAAAGAAACTTCAAATTAACACCGAAACACAAAAGTGGCACTGTTGGGTATGTAATCAAGGTGGATACAAGATAGGAATACTCCTACGAAAGATAAACGCTCCAAAAAACATCATTTCTGAGGTTCTGAGGATACTTGGTGATTACAAAGGTGTTAAACACGAAAAAGATGAAAAGACTGAATATAATGTCAGTTTACCACAATGTTATCAACCACTTTGGAAACCATCTACAGACCCATTGTATAAAAATGCTATAAGTTATTTAAAGAAGAGAGGAATAGGTGGTATTGATATTCTTCGTTATTCAATAGGATATTGTTCTTCTAATGGTTATGCTAATCGTATCATTATACCAAGTTATGACGCTGATGGTAAATTGAATTATTTCATAGCTAGAGATATGTTTCCTAATTCAAATTTTAAATACAAAAATCCACCTATGTCAAAAGATACAGTATGTTTTGAAATGTTTATAAATTGGAATGAACCTGTTGTTTTATGTGAAGGTGTGTTTGACGCTATATCAATTAGAAGAAACGTAATACCTTTATTGGGTAAGTTTCCAAGTAAAACATTAGTGAAAAGATTAGTAGAAAAACAAGTTAAAACAATATATGTTGCATTAGATGAAGATGCTAGACAAGATGCAATTAAGTTAAGTAAGTTTTTAATGGATTATGGAATTTCTACATACTTATTAAATATGAAAGACAAAGACCCTTCAGAATTAGGTTTCACAAAGTTTTGGGAATTACTCAATACAACTCAACAATCAAAATTTTCAGATATTATAAAAGGTAGATTATATGGATAAATTGTTATGGAAAAACGAAATTGAATTTTATGATTTACATTCAAAAGATATATTTTCAAATTTTCCATTTTATCATACAGCTATGATTGGAGAAACAGCTGAAGATTTTTTAAATTATATTATAAAAACTTCAAAAATAGATTCAACTTCAAAAGTTGTAGATTTAGGTTGTGGTGGTGGATATTTAGTTGATTCTTTAAATAAATTTTGTGAATGTATTGGTATTTCAACTAGTAAAAAATGTATAGAACAGGCTAAAATTAATTATCCAGATTCAAAGTTTGAAGTAGCTAATATGGAAACATTTTCAAATAAAAATTCAACACACTTTTTAACTTTAGAAAGTATGGGGTATGCTGATATTGAAAAAACTTTTAAAAATGTTTATAACAATCTACAAAAAAATGGTATTCTTTATACAAAAGAATGGTATAAAAAATTTAAAGAAACAAAAGAACAGAAAGATAATAGGGAACATTTTGAACATTATTTTAAATATATTCCTAATAATGTAACAGATGTAGTTAGAATAGCTTATGAAAGTGGATTTCATTTATTATCACTTAATGATTTATCAGATGAGTTTAATGCTAGTATGTATTTGGAGTGTTCAAAGTATCATAAAGTTGAATACATACCACCATATCCAGAAATATCTTTTGTTAATTCAATGGAATTAGTATTTATAAAAAAATAAAATAGGAGAAATTAAATGAATTTTAATTTTACAGATGAAATTATAGAAATAGCAAAGTCAAAAGTACCAAATAATATAAAAGAAAAATACATAAAGGAATCCGATGTATCATTTAAATATGGATATACAAGATTTGAAAATGATGATTTAAAGGCAATTTATTTTTATCCAAATGGATTTGAGATACCTGATTGTTATTGTCCTCCTGTTTTTAAATTTGATGTAATAGATGGTGATTTAGTATTTAAGTATGTATATGATTTTCTTAAAGAAAATAATGATGATAGTTTTGTTGAGGCTAGATATGATGCTGATATGAATTTAGATTGTACATATAATCATTTTAATGAAAAGGTATTTGTTAAAAATGGTTATATTTTTAGTTCAAAAGAAAAAGATAATGTAAAAACAAATTATGTTTTTTATAATGACAAAGATAATTTTTATGGATATTCTAAATATTTAAAAGATAATAAAATTATTAATATAGATTCATCCGATTTATTTCATTATGGAAAAAAAGAAAATACTGATGTAATTTATTTGGTTATAGCTTAATTATGGATAGAATATTTATATTCGATATAGATGGAACATTAACACCATCACGGAGAAGAATGACAGAAGAGTTTGCTAAATTCTTTGATAAGTGGAGTGAGAAAAATAAATATTATTTAGTTACAGGTAGTGATTTGGATAAAACAAAAGAACAATTACCAATCGCTTATATTGATAGGGCAGAAGCCATATTCACTTGTTGTGGAAATCAAATGTGGAGAGATGATGAATTAATTTATAATAATAAATTTACTCCACCAGAGTCTTTAATTGAACACTTAGAAGAAAAAATAAAATATAGTAAATATTATCACAGAGCTGGTAATCATATTGAAGATAGAGGTTCAATGTTAAATTTTAGTGTAGTTGGTAGAAATTGTACACAAGAGCAAAGAGAAGATTATTTTAAATGGGATAAACAGACTAATGAAAGAAAAAATATATCAAACGATATAAAATCTACTTGGACAAAATTAGATGCAGTAATTGGTGGACAAATATCAATTGATATTTATCCGAAAGGTAGTGATAAATCACAAGTACTTAATATAATAGAACAAGAGAGATTAGTACCACCTAGTGAATATATTTTCATAGGTGATGGAATTGAAAATGGTGGTAATGATTATCCATTAGCTGAATTGATGGATAATACAGAAATATGTGATTGGTATCACACAAAAGGTTGGGAACATACAAAAGAAATATTGGAGAGTTTAATTGATTAAAACAATTGCACATTTAGCAGACATACATATTAGAAAACTACATAGATTTGTAGAGTATCGTCAAGTATTTAAAAATTTATACAAACAACTAAAAGAATTAAAACCAGATGCTATTTATATTGGTGGTGATGTGGTTCACGGAAAACTCGATACATCACCTGAAGAAGTCAGAATGGTTGCAAACTTCTTTTTAGAATTGTGTAAGATTGCTCCCACTATCATCATTCCTGGTAATCACGATTGTAATTTGAATAACAAATCAAGAGAAGATACACTTTCTCCCATTGTTGATTTAGTACAAAAGATTACACCTAATTTACACTATTGGAAAAAGACAGGTGTTTATAATATGGATAATGTTGACTTTGCTCATTTGTCTATTTTTGATATTGATAAAGAGGGTAAACAGATAACACATACTATACCTAATCCAAAGGATTTAAAGAATACAAAGATTGCTTTATTTCACGGTGGAGTGGACAAACACTTTTATGATAATGGATTTCAAGTTCAAGATGATAGAGTGACGAATGATACATTTGATGGATACGATATGGTGTTGTTGGGTGATATACATAAAAGACAATTCTTAAATGAAGAAGAAACAATTGGTTATCCAGGTTCATTGATTCAACAGAATTATTCAGAAGAACCAAGTCACGGATTTTTATTATGGGATGTAGAGAAAAGAAAAGCTGAATATCATCAAGTAGAGAATGATTATGGATATAAAATATTAAATGTAGAAGATGGTGAAATATTAAACTCAACAACTGGTAAACCATTTGAATTAACATTTATGCCACCTAAAGGTAGAGTTAAAGTTAAATTTACTAACACTACATTGGAACAAATTAAAGACATACAAATCGGTTTAAGAAAACAATATCCAAAGTTAAAAGAGATTGTTACTGAAAGACAAGACAATATATCCATTGGTGATGATAGAGAAAACAAATTGGATATAGGTGATGTAAGAGATATTAATTATCAGAATGAATTAATTGATGATTTCTTGAAAAGAAATGTTGAAGGTGTTGATGAGGAAACAATTAAAAGAGTTCAAGAAATAAATAAAATGACAAATAATTCACCAGAAATATACGATGGTGATATTACACGAAATGTGGATTGGAAAATTAAATCATTTGAATTTGACAATATGTTTTGTTATGGTAAGGGAAATAAAATAGACTTCACAAAACTTGATGGTACGATTGGTGTAGTCGCTCCTAACCATAGTGGTAAATCTGCTATAATGGATGCTATTGCATATACAATCTATGATGTATGTAGTAGAACTAATCGAGCGTTGGAT